GTCCTACCCTACCTTAATGACTTGATGAGGAAGAATAACATCTATGCTCACATTCAAGACTTAACTCACGGTAACAAGAAGAAGACTGACAGGGTTGTCTGGAGCTTACAAGGTAGGATGGAACATGGAAGGATTACCTTCAATGACCAAGAGGATTGGGGTGAGTTCAGAGATCAATTAGTTATGTTCCCCACAGCAGGTGTACATGATGACTTGGTAGATGCTTTAAGTTACATTGATCAACTGGCTATAGCTAACTACAACCAAGATTACGAAGATGATGAGTATGAGGTCTTAGACCCTATCTCAGGCTATTAAACAATAAGGGCTAACAATGGCACTAACACAAGACGATAACATGGGTGAGAACCACTCAAGTGATAAGTTTGAAGAACCTACTGAGAATGAGAAAGAACTTACCTCATGGGTTAATCAACACATTACCCGCTGGCGTGATCACCGTGACGCTAACTACATGGACTTGTGGTTGGAGTACGAGCGTATCTTCCGTGGTCAATGGGCTGCTGAGGATAAGGGGCGTGAGAGTGAGCGTAGCCGTATCATTTCTCCAGCTACTCAGCAAGCCATTGAGACTCGTCACGCTGAGATCATGGAAGCTATCTTCGGTCAGGGTGAAGTCTTTGACATCACAGATGATGTGAAGGATGTAGACGGTAATCCCTTGGATGTTGAGAACATTAAAGTTCAACTCCATGAGGACTTCAAGCGAGACAAGATTAAGAAAGCTATTGACCAGATTGAGTTGATGGCTGAGATTTATGGTACAGGTATTGGTGAGATCATTGTCAAGACTGAGAAGGAGTACATCCCAGCTACTCAAGCAATTCCCGGTATTGCTAATGCAGCCGCTATTGGAGTGCAAGAGAAGGATAGAGTTGCGGTCAAGATTAAACCAGTTAACCCTAAGAACTTCCTTATTGATCCTAATGCTGATTCCATTGACGATGCTCTTGGCGTTGCTGTCGAGAAGTACGTATCCGTTCACAAGATTGTGGATGGCATTGAGCGAGGGATTTATAAGAAGGTCGACATCACCCTTACATCGGAGGATGAAGACTTGGAAGTAACCCAAGACTTGAAGTCATACCAAGATGATAAGGTACGACTGGTTACATACTATGGTTTAGTTCCTCGTGAGTACTTGGACACTGAAGACTCAGAAGAGTATGCTGAGTTGTTCCCTGAGGGTTCAGTAGGTGATGAATACTGTAACTTAGTTGAAGCTATTGTTGTGATTGCCAATGGTGATCTACTGTTGAAGGCTGAAGCTAATCCTTACATGATGAAGGATCGTCCTGTAATTGCCTACCAAGACGATACAGTACCCGGTCGTTTCTGGGGTCGAGGTACAGCTGAGAAGGGCTACAATATGCAGAAGGCTATTGATGGTCAGCTGCGTGCTCACATGGACTCCTTAGCCTTGACTACAGCACCTATGATTGCAATGGATGCTACAAGGCTCCCACGTGGTGCTAAGTTTGAGATTAAGCCCGGTAAGGCTATCTTGACTAACGGCTCACCTTCTGAGATCTTGTATCCCTTCAAGTTCGGTCAGACTGATGGCAATGCAGCTGCAGCAGCGCAGAACTTTGAGCGTATGCTGCTACAGGCTACAGGCACAGTGGACAGCGCAGGTATGCCCTCTAACGTACCTCGTGATGCAGGTGCTGGTGGTATGTCTATGGCTATGGCAGGTATCATCAAGAAGTACAAGCGTACCTTGAGTAACTTCCAAGAAGACTTCATGATCCCGTTCATTAACAAAGCTGCATTCCGTTATATGCAGTTTGACAGTGAGCGTTATCCATCAGTTGACATGACATTCGTACCAACAGCTACTTTGGGTATATTGGCACGAGAGTTTGAACAACAACAGATGATTGGCTTGTTGCAGACCTTAGGCCCTAATACGCCAGTACTGCCTTTGATCCTTAAAGGTATCTTGCAGAACAGTTCTTTGTCTAATCGTGGTGAATTGATGGCAGCTTTACAGCAGATGTCTCAACCTAACCCACAAGCTCAAGAGGCTGCACAGCAACAACAGATGGCTCAGATGCAACTTGCACAGGCTCAGGTGGCAGATCTCCAGTCTAAGGCTCAGAAACAACAAGCTGAGGCTCAAAAGACCATGATTGAAGCTCAGATGATCCCTGAAGAGCATCGAGTTAAGGTCGTTCAAGCTGCTGCAACTAACCTTGACAATGGTGATGACTTTGAGAAGCGCTTAAAACTGGCTGACATGATGCTAAAAGAGAAGCAAGTTAATCTGAAAGCTGCTGATATTGCCTCAAATGAGCGTATTGCAAGCCTTCAGATGATGACTAAGCGACAAAAGCAGTAAATAGTTAACAAAAAGCTTGACAAAGTGTTGTTTTTATGCTACAATAACACTATAGTTTAAGTATTCAATGGAGGGATAAGCCAAATGGCCCCTGATTTACAACGTTATTACGAAGAAACCTTTAATACGATGAGTACTAAGGGTTGGGACTTCTTAATTGAAGACTTTGAAGAGATTAAGGCTAGTTTAAACGACCTATCTACTGTCACGGACACACAAACACTTTATTTCCGTAAAGGACAGCTAGATATTCTTGAATTAGTTTTAGGGCGTAAGGCTGTGTGTGAGAAGGTGTATGAGGAGTTACAGGGATGAAACGTCTCTATGATTTCAAATGCCCCAACGATCACATAACTGAATCGCTAGTTGATAGCGATCATACGACTGCTAAATGCAAAGTATGTAGTAAGGACGCTATCAGGCTCATTTCAGCACCTAGTATTGGTTTAGACGCTCTATCAGGCGACTTTCCCGGTGCTACAGCTAAGTGGGCTGCTGTGAGAGCTGACAGGCTCAAGCAGGAACAAAAGAGAGGATCCGAGTAACTCCGGGCAACCCAATTCTATTTTACAAATATCCTGTAATCCCATCGTGGACAGGGAAAGGTTAGGTATGGCTTTAATTGATAATGAGGAACTAAGTTCTAATCAAGGTAGTGAGATCGAGGCTGAAGACTTCAAGGCGGAAATCGCCGGAAAAGCTGAACAAGCTCAGCAAGCTCAACAGACTGAGAATAACAATGAGGTAGAGATCCCTGAGAAGTATAAAGGGAAGAATCTTGAAGACATTGTTAAGATGCACCAAGAGGCTGAAAAGCTTATCGGTCGTCAAGCTCAGGAGGTGGGTGAAGTACGAAGACTCGCTGACGAACTACTTAAACAGAGTTTAGCTCAAAAGCAACAACAAGTACAACCAAAAGAAGAGACACCAGAGATAGATTTCTTTGAAGATCCTCAGAAACATCTCAACAATGCAGTAGCTAATCATCCAGATGTGTTAGCAGCCAAACAAGCATCGTTACAACTTAAGCAGATTCAGACACAGGCAATGCTCAACAAGAAGCATCCTGACTTTGCAGATGTTGTACGTGATGGTGAGTTCATAGAGTGGGTTAAAGCCTCTCCAATGCGCTTAAACATCTATGCTATGGCTGATGCCAACTACGATTTTAATGCTGCTGACGAGTTGATTACAACTTTCAAACAGATCCGAACATCTAAGACACAACAAACTACTGACGCAGGTAAAGCTGTTAGACAACAGAATCTGAAAGCAGCTAGTGTTGATGTGGGAGGAACTGGAGAATCAGCTAAGAAAGTATATCGTCGTACCGACCTTATCCGGCTACGAATGCAAGACCCAGACCGATACGAAGCACTACAGCCTGAGATTATGGCAGCTTACGCAGAAGGACGTGTGAAATAATTCACACTAACGGGTGAAGTAAATTAATTTAATCAAATCATCAGGAGATTTATAAAATGGCTTTAGGTACAAATCACGTAACGACCACAACTGCAGCAACGTTCATTCCAGAAGTATGGAGTGATGAGATTGTTGCAGCCTATAAGAAGAGCTTGGTTGCAGCTAACCTAGTTAAGAAGATGTCTTTCAAGGGCAAGAAAGGTGACACAGTTCACATTCCAGTCCCTGCACGAGGCACAGCTTCAGCTAAGGCAGCTTCTACACAAGTGACATTGATTGCAGCCACTGAGACTGAAGTCCAAGTGTCTATCAACAAGCACTACGAGTACTCACGTTTGATCGAGGACATCGTTGAAGCTCAAGCACTGTCTAGCTTGCGTTCATTCTACACAGATGATGCAGGTTATGCCTTGGGTAAGCAAGTTGATACTGACTTGATCACTTTGGGTCAACAGTTCAACGTTGGAACAGCTGATGCTGGTAACTTCCGCTACGCAGGTGCTTTCATCGGTGGTGATGGCTCTACAGCGTTTGACTACTCAGCTTCCTCTGGTGCTGGTAATGCCTCAGCTTTGACAGCTGCTGGTATTCGTCGTACAATTCAGCGTCTTGATGACAGCGATGTTCCTATGGACAATCGTTTCTTCTTGATTCCTCCATCTGTACGTAACACCATCTTGGGCTTGTCTGAGTTCACAACCTTCAACAGCGTTGGTGAAGCTGGTACAGCTAACAGCATCCGTAACGGTATGATCGGTGACATCTACGGTGTTCCAGTCTATGTTACATCTAATGCTGGCTACGCTAACAGTGCAGCTAACGGTTCCGGTACTAACATTGGTCGTGTGTGCTTGATGGCTCACAAAGACTCTATGGTGTTGGTGGAGCAAGTTGGTGTCCGTTCACAGACTCAGTACAAACAAGAGTACCTCGGTACATTGTTCACAGCTGATACTTTGTACGGTTGCGCTGAGTTGCGTAACTACGGTGGCGTTGCCCTCGTCGTTCCAGCTTAATAGCTAACTAGGTTCCCTCTCAAAAGGAGGGAGCCTTTTTAATGTGCTAACGGTAGTACATCAGAAAGGTTTATCATGGCTAAATTTAAATGCAATCAATCAGGTAACACAGTGGAGTTTTTTCAAGAGCATGAGATCGCTGAGATGCGTAAGCATGGTGGCTACACTGAAGTAGTGGTTGAAGAAGCTCCTGTAGTAACACCTGTAAAAACAACTAAAAAGGTAGTTAAAGATGAAGCCAGTATCGACGGGGCATAACCTAACAGCTGGTTCTAAGACCACTATATACACAGTTCCAACTGGCTACTACGCTAAGTGGAACCTTTGTTATATCTCAAACCATACAGGTAACAACAAGACTG